AAGCAAACTTTACAGAGTTAAAATCAAAACCTATAGAACCGGCGACCATGCCGAATATACCTATTTCAGAAAAATGAAATACAACAGCTGGTACTGTGCCACTAAATGACATTACCACAGGCCCTGTAACGTTACCCACTTGGATCAAGTCAAAAACTTGAGCGCCAGCACCGGTCGAGGTTAGAAGTTTAACACAGTTATTTACCTGTAAAGATGCGGCGTTCACTCTGTGTGCTGGGTTGCCGGTGTCATCGCCGATACATTCAAAAACAGTAGCGCTAGGGCAATCAACAATTATATTCGCAATGTCAAAATTGTTGAGTGTATTAGTAAACATCGAACCTGCACCGGTATAAGTTAGCGTAGTAGCTAAACCTAAACCTCTTAATGTAGCGCCTTGGGTGATAAATCTCTTTGCTGTGCTAAACGATGCGCCTATTTGATAAAATAAGCCTGGGGTTAATGTGATTGTTGTTGCGTCTTGTGTTGTAAAATCAGCCTCAGCATTTATAACGACAAGGTTTTCAGGCTGTGTTGATAGGTTGTCGAATAGCTCTGTAAAGTTTGCTTGCGTCTTTGTGAATGCCGAAAATAAAGTATCGCCTTGTTTAGCGTCTGCTGTGCCTATAATTATGTCTTGCTGTGCCATTATGCGATCGCCTTATCAGCAGTTATAAATGTTAAATCTGTTGTAAAACCTGATGTATCTATCGTAAATTCAGGTAAACCATCTAATTCTTTTTGTACTTGCTGTAACTGTGAGTTAAAACTAGATTGTGAAGCCGCTTCATCAACTACGTCTGTTGTTTCATTAGTTTGACCTGTTACAAGCTCCATCCAATTAGCAAATCTTAACGTTGGCTCACCTTTATCGTTAAATAGCCTTTCGCCTCGTCTCGGTATTATTATATTAGCCATTATTGAGAGCCTAATTCTGCTGTTGCCGCTATTCTAATTAAGTTGGCGTTAACTGGGTCGGTAATACTAAATCTTATAGTTCTTGCGTCTGGGAATCTGCCTTGTCTATTCCATATAGTCTCGTGACCATAATCTCCAATTTTACCAATAGGCCGCTTAAATACTCCAAAGTAATTAAAGCCGCCATCGTCTGAAAACTCCATCATAGCGACCGGGTTAGAGCCTTGGCCTGTGGTTAAACCTACGCCAGCCTGAAACGTTGCTTCTAATTCACCAGCAAAGATAGCAATGCCATTTTCTGCAATAGGTTTTAATGTTGCCGACCTTAGAACGTTATCACCATAAGCGGTATAAACATTATCTACAAGCTCACCGATACGCCCGTCTATAGCGTCACCACAATACAAGCGACCATATGCTTTAACTATCGCGTTAACTCGCCAAGGTGCGTCTTTCATGCCTGTTTGGAATTCAAACCAAACCGATGCACCAGTTAATGATGAAGCAGTGCCGTTATATACAAATGTTTTACCGGGTATTCTATTGGAATTAAATGTAAATACCGCTAAGAATTGGCCATCTTTGGCGTATGTTGTAACAAATGCCTCGGCTATTTCATCTTTAGTAAATTTTTGAATCTCGTTATCTATGGCATCAGTTGAAACTTTAACGGCTGAACTGCTCGACGTTTGCCGCCAAATAGCGCTTAATTCATTCTCACCCCCACCGATAAACATGTAAGTATTATCAAATTTAATCACGCCATATTTAGAATGCGCGCCTTTTTCAGTATAAGCGCCCGGTATGACTTGAAGGGGAAAATCTGCACCGCCAACGTTGCGGAAAACTTCTGTTGTTTCTGCGCCAATTATGGATAGCTCATCATTAGTTAATATTTGAGTTACTATTCTATCGGGATCACCTTCTGCAGAACCAAAATCTAAAGCATCAAATGTTAATGGCGCGTTTAGGTTAGATACAAATAACTGTTTTCCATCGGTAGTAGTGAACACGAAAAAACCACGGTAAAACAATACGCTGTCTGATGTTTGAAAGTCTGGGTCGGTAATCTGCGTTAGTGCGTTAGTTTCGTTATTGAATCCGTAAGCATTACCACCTGGCACAACTATCACTAAGTTAGTGCCGTTATCAGCCATTGAAACGCGCACGACTCCTGTGATAGTTCCGTGAGTGTTTATGGTGCTGTTTTGATTTAATGATACGAGCGTGTTACCCATTACAAAGAACGGCACACCTTTGATAACGTGAGCGCCACGACAAGCACCCAAGCTAGTTTGAACAACTTGTACTATACCTGATGGTTGCTTTAAAGATTTATTGTTTAGTGCTGGGCCTTCTGCAACCGTTGGGATCCAGTTAATGCAGCGCTGTGATGATAACGGAGCAACTTTGTCTTTGTAAAATCCTAATGGTATTTCAATGGGTAACCTAGCCATTTAGAAGTTCTCTATGTCGTTGCTGTTAAAGAATCTTGCGTCTGTATCTGAATTACAGCGACGATTGCCAGAGCCTAAAGGAAGTGTATCAGGGTAAGCAACTTCTCCGATGAATATGTTTGAGTTAATAAGTATATTGAACGTATCGGCTGCAATAGATGCTAATTCAATTGTTATTGGCTTTTGGTATGAAGGTGCTAGCCTTGTGGCTAGATTGTATTTTGCAGCACCAATGGCGCTTGCTTCAACCTCTACGATGTCATCACCATTTAGCACCGGGTTATATCCGACTATGTAGCCAATATCAGCCCAACTAGTCAACAGGTCATTAGCTCGCCTTATGCCCGACTGCAATTCATCATCAGTTAAGTCAACTTCGGCTTTTTTTACTCCGATTTCCTCAAAGGCATCTTGTACTAAAACTCGCATGGTTGTCATGGTTAGCCCTCGATTAGTTTTTTAACTTGTTTGCGTAGTGTGCCGATTCTTTTTCGTCTATCAAGGTCAATTTTAAAATGCTCTTTTGCGTACATTTCTAATTGTTCTTTATCCATTACAGACACGTTTAGCTCGCCATTTATTCTGTCTGCAACCGCCTCGATAGTATCGCCTAACATTTGAACGTGTTCGCTGTCTTTAGGGTCTACGCCGAAATCAGTAGTTTTACAGAATTCTGCCGGTGAATCTTTCCAGCCTTTTTTCTCGTAGCCTTTGAACTCATCAGAGTTAATTATCATTGGCTCGTCTGTTTTGTGATAAATCCAACGTCTGTATATATTCGCCATTATTTAGCCCTTTTGATTATTATTTGATTATATCATTAAAACGAGCAGAAATAAAAAAGGCTAGGTTATTAGCCTAGCCTTTCAATTACTTTAACCTAGATTAAGAGGTTGTTCTCACAGCAAAGTCAGGATTTTGCGCTTTAACACCGTACAAGATATCGAAACGATATACTGTCTCATCATCTGTGATGTTGTATTGGCGTACCGCACGAATTGACACGTTACCAAAGCTTTCACGACTAGCGCTAGCGCCATCAGTAGGTAAGTCTAAAGGAGCCATAGCAAGAGTAATAGCGTTCTCGTGGAATGCTAAGTTCTGCTTATGCTCTCCACCACCGGCACCAGTTTTAACAGTGATAGCCGCGCCATCTGCTGGGGCTGCTGTTACTGTTTGGAATGGTCCACTTGTGATGATAGGTGGCGAGATGGTCAACACTGCCGGACCAGTTGAAGCACCAGAGGCGGCATCAGCAGTCACAACGAATGTTTGTAAATCACCTGTGTTTTTGCGCGTTTTACGGTTCACTGAGTTTACCCCGGCAATCGTAATAACATCACCAGCTAATAAAATATCAGCAGTTGAGTTAGTCCAACCATCAGTTTCTAACGATTGTGCCCAAGCATCACCCGAAGAATCGTAGGTAGTGTTTTGAGATGCGCCGTTAATCAACGGCGTACCAGTGGCAACACCTACAGTATGAAGCGCTAAAGACTGATTCTCAAACAATTCAAACTTGGAGTACTTACCAATAGATGCCTCTTCGATTGCCTTAGTTGCGATCTCGTTAGGGAATACATTTTGTAAACCGTTAGCAAGAGCTAAACTAGCGTCTTCATCGTAGAAAGCAGACCAGCGCACGTTAGACGGCACACCAAGCTTACTAAGTACTTTAGCAGCCGCGCCAACTTCCAAAAAGGTAGAAGGGGCAGTACCAGGAGTGCCGACAAAGTTACCAATTTGCTTGTAAGATTCACCGATTGAAGTCTCAACTTGTTGCGCTAATTCAGCAGCAGCAGGTTGCACATAACGCGCGGTGAAATCTTCCACTTTCAAGGTTAAATCTTGCGAAGTGATAGCAAAGCCAACATGTTTGCGTTGGTCTAGCGTGACACTAGCCGCTTTTTCTTCAACATCTTCTTTAACTAATGTTGCACCATCCGTAGCGGTAAACATAATAGGGCGACGAACTTCAATAGTTGCGCCAACCTTGCGGAATTGACTGTCTAATTGACGGTCAACTTTTGCACCCATTTGCAGGGCGTTCATAAACTCTTTTAACATGATTCGAGTAACTAGACTCGTATTCTTGAACGTATTCGACATAATTTATTCCTTAATAGTCCCTTTACTTATTGTATTTACGCATCCAGTCATCAATAGACATTTCATCGTCCATCTTGTCACTTAATGCGCTTCCTGCCGTAACAGGCTCAATAGGATCGGGCGCTGCACTTGTTTTAATTTCAGGTTTAACAGACATGCTTGCAGAAATCTTGCCGAGTTCCATCATCGCCGCCATTGGTGTCATACTTGATAATGCATCAGCCTTGTCAAGATTAGAGCCTAAATGGTAAACCATCTCTGCGCCATTCTCTAAAGACATAATTGCATTTGCAACACCGTCGGGCAATTCTGGGATAGCTTTAGCTTTAACATCAAAATCATCCTTACCTAGAGCCTCGGCACGTTCGTTAAATTTACCTAGCGCTTCTTGTGCTGCTGCTTGTTGGTTATTCTGTTCTTGCTGCGCTTTCTGAGTTGTAAGCTCGGCCTTTACCTGTTCTTGAACTTGAAATGCTACGGATGCTTGATTAAAAGAATCCTCATCATAGTCATGTTGTTCAAGTGTCGGTTGCTCTAACTTTGGCTTGTTGGCCTCTATTAAATCAAGTTTTGCTTGCAAGTCATTAGCTCGCTTGTCGCTAGCTTCTCGTTGCCGTCTTTCTTCGTGCTTGTCTGCTGTTAGTTTATTCATGCGCTTTTGAACGCCGTTAACTGGTTGCTCGTCACCTGTTGGTTCGGTTGCTTCGGTTAATACTGGCTCTTTCGCATCTTCTACGGGGGCTGATTCCGTGGCTGGTGTTTCCGTTGTTGCTTGCTCTGAAACCTGATCAATAGCTTCTTGAACAAATGCATCAAGTGGATCTACCTGTGCAGCGGTGCTTTCTGACATTTATACGCATCCTATAAGGAATGAATTTTAGCCGTTATTTAAAGGCATAACGTAAGCCCGTGGTCAATTATACTAAATAATGGTCAAATTGACAAATGTAGGATTTTAGGCAATAAAAAACGCCAGTTAAGGCGCTTTGGTTAGGTGAAGTCTAGCGGTTTATAGATTTCTTTATTTACATCGTAATTGTGTATAAAGATTTTATCTAGTTTACCACTATCCACTTCGGGTATACCTCCAACCTTGTCATCTGATATCAAAACGAATTGCCGCCTTACATCACCGTTAGTATTTCGCTCTTGAATGATGACACCGTTGATAGCGGCCTCTTTTAATACCTCGGCGCGCTTGTGGGTTAGGTCGCTGCTTTTATATATCTTCACCTAAATGTACCTCTATCAATATTCGATTTAACCCACGCATCAGCCATCGATGTATCTGTGATCTTCTTAGTTACTTTGTAATCAATATCCATAGATGCTCTTAGGTAGTAACATTTATCATCGCCTCGCTTATACGCGCCATCTGTATTGACAGCTAAATCATTTCTAGTCATAGTTAGTGTTGATGCGGTAATCCTATTTAACCCTGACTGTTTTGATATTGGCGTTTCTTTTTTATCAACCAGCCTTTCAACCTTATAACCTTGAGCCTCTATAAAAGCCCGTAGTAGTTTCTCGCAGTTATTCGACATACTTACCCCCAAAGATACTAACAGCTAAGCATACAGATATTGTGATAAGATATGATAC